CGGGAATTTAACCACATGGTTTTTCCTTATTTACAGCTATGAACATTGAGTGACTAAGTGTTTTACGGTAGTGTGGTTACTCCTAACACACACAATCAACCTGACACACGTGCTGCATGAGTGGCCCTTTGCCCATCTCATGAACACGTAGTGTCTGGATCTCTACTACTAGCGCACAAATGTCTCGTTGGCTGAAACCATAATGTGTGCTATAGTAGGTTGTGACGTCATCCGGGGTTGTAGTACCCCCAGTTGGCGCGGTATAACTATACCGATTTACAGAATCGTATGTTCGGACGATCTTTCCGCTCCCTAGCTGCCGGGAAATTGTGTCATAGAGGGCAAACAGGGTCGGGTCGATTGCTGAGTAGTGCTTCACGACTTCCATTACCCCACGTCCCCAAGACAACTGGTTTTCGGGTGTCCGGTCGACCCGGTCCCACCCAAGCTTACCTAGAAACTTACCAATCTTTGGTACCAAAATGAATGAACCATTTGCGGGGAAGAAGCGGGAGGAACAAAACTCAGTGGTGAGTGGGTCGTGACGAACGACTACCTCACATTCCATACCCAGTTCAGAATACATAGCTTCAATGCCGGTGGACCCGCCCAGTCGCGCTAGCTCGGCTGTGGTGGTCACCGTCACGCTATCATCCCCACAAATTAAGGAAACCCACGTGCGTCCTGCTTGGTGGACGTGATACTTCATGGCTGCGTTGACAATGCTGTCACCGACTGATGTGTCGGGCCACCCAGACTGCATGGTATATGGCACGGAATATCGTGTGCCGAGTGATGTCTTACCTTTAGAGCATGGACTCCGCATCAGGTGCTTCACAACATGCGGCGGTAATGTTTTCGCGTAGTAAAGCTCAAGTAGGGCAAAGGCACCCCGGGTCATATGTTCATCGTAGCGGGATTCATCATCCTCAACCACAACCAAATATTCCCCCGGGGCACACATTGCCTCTATAGACTCGAGTGCTAGCGAATACGCGTCACCGATCTGGTTCGCGTTGAGGCCACTAGTGTACACTATCTGCCGTCCGGCACGTATGTCCCCAACCCAATTGTGTTTGCTTGGCCGTACAGAGGACCGGAAATGTTTAGCTAATTTCCGTATATACGGGCTGCAGGCCATAGTCAGTTCAGCGGGGCCGCCTTGTATCATTCGCGGATCCTTGTGCTTGGTGATGTGGTAAGAGCTCCGCATAGTCAGCTCTTGCTTGATGAAACTCTTAGCAATGGTCTGTTGCTTCATTTCGTACCCGTCAAGCTCCATTGCCCGAAAATCACGTTGTTTGTGTGGAGGAAATGTTGATACCCAGTCCTCAAAGGGCACTGGGGTGACAACAGGCTCCATATTACACAACAGTCGCGGCAATTGGTCGACACACAGTTTAGCCCAAGCATATAGCACTTTGTCAGGCTGTAAATGCTGCGGTAGCAGCTTGCCAACGCGGCCCTCTAAGGAAAGAATCTCATTGTGGACACAATTCCTATACACGTCCGCGTAAAAACCGTCAACGCCCCACAGCGACCTTGCCCCGAATTTCTCATCGCAGGGTTCGTCCTTCGCGGTGGCAGTGCAGTTCCGCCTCTCAACATAGCCGGGTTGAGTCGGTACGCGATCATGTCGCTGTTCCTGTGTGCACACGGCACCAACAACATTCAGCTGGAGATCATATCCTAAAAGGAATGTGACAGAATTGAGCGCTGCGTGTGCCAACACAGCATTCGATTGTGGTAGGAGCAATAATAGAGAATGGGACACGAAAGAGTACAGCAGGCGGGTTGCAAACCGACGCCACAGCCACCGTCTGCGCCGCCGCTCAGCCAGCACAGACTCAACCAATGAGACCAACCCAACGATTCCGACTGCGAATTTCGTGAGGCTGAGCCGAAAATTTGCATCTGACACTTCACGGGTTACAAGCCGCTTCCTCAACCACCCGTTCTCAACCCTTGGCAAGTCACAAGCTCGTGGTAAATAGTTCGAAAGACGCTCAGCAGTGATGGTGGTCTTCACCTCGAATTGCTCCTTCGGTAAAGAGTAAGGGATGCGGAGTTGCCAGCTCTCAGGGGCACTCAGGCTCCCACTTAGGATGGGCGATACAACCAGCCGAATATCGTCAGCTATGGGGCTAGTCACCCGCACCTGCTGAACCCCATCGGGACAATAGTCATACGCGTGGTAGCGCTGTGGTAGTGAAGTCGAATATAGCCGAAATAGGCAGTGCTTAATCGACTCCTCAACAGCTGCGTAGGAGAATACTCTCAACAAACCACACGTCGGGTACAGAAACTTGCGCGCCCAATGGCTTGCTCGTCGTGAACAAATCGGTGATTTTTCAAGATCGCTCAAACGCTGCATGGGGGTGTCTCCGTCGAGGTCGGCTTCAGTGGTGAACATCGGTGACCCATGGTATACCCGTTCTCGCAAGAGCTCCCTAGATGAATGGTCAGCTTGAGGTGCCCCTGCGATGGAGTCGAACAAAACATCCACGATCGACTCAGAGTATGGGCTCATGCGTCGGTCAAGTGCCCCGCTAATGCGTTCGTCAAGAGCCTGTCTTTCGGCTGTCTTCACAATCTTCGC